CTTTGAATATCACTCTGATCTGTACGAGTATGCGTACGAGTTGGCAGAGGGTCGTCAAAAGCTCGTCCAGAGAGCCGATAAAGAAGATGAGATGGAGACCATTGCCCTCGACCTAAACGACTCGGAGCTCGCGCTCATTGCCCGCGCTGCTCATGCCGAGGACATCACGATCAATGAATTCGTCGTCAGAGCGATGAAGTATAAACTCGATGAGGTGATGCCCGAGTGGCGAGACGAGGCCAAGAGAAATGCCTGTTGATTCATTCAAGTGGCATTATCGGTACATCGGGTTGGCTAGAGAGGTTGCGACTTGGTCGAAAGACCCTTCGTCGAAAATCGGTGCTGTCGCGGTATCCTCTGATGGCCGCATACTTGCGACGGGGTATAATGGCTTTCCTCGCGGACTAGACGATGATCCCGAGCGTTATGCCGATCGGGAGACCAAATATTCTCTAGTGGTCCACGCCGAGATGAATTGTATCTACAATGCCACGTACAATGGGGTGTCCCTGAATGGGTCGAGCATGTATGTACATGGACTCCCGATGTGTTCAGAATGCGCGAAGGGGGTTATACAAGTCGGCGTGTCGAAAGTGTACTGGAACGCGGACGGGGTTGTAGGGACTAAGTGGTCGGATTCAGCCGGGCTGGCTACGGGGATTCTCTCCGAAGCAGGTGTCGAAGTGATTAAAGTCTGACTCTCGGTGTGTTATAATGTACATGCAATTGAACAATACTTTTAGAGGTACAATATGTCGATAATGGATAAACTCAAGAAGAACTCGAAGATCGAGGACACATCGGTTCTCGCGGATTCGAGATTCTTCTCAGAAAAAGACCAAGTCCCCACCGAGGTCCCGGTCGTGAATGCGGCTCTTTCGGGTCGTTTGGACGGGGGTCTGTCTGCAGGTGTAACGGTGCTGGCGGGCCCATCGAAGCACTTCAAGACCTCATTTGCTCTCTTGATGGCGTCAGCTTACCTGAAGCACCATGAAGATGCAGTCTTGTTGTTTTATGATTCGGAGTTCGGCTCCCCGCAGGAGTACTTCGAATCATTCGGGATTGATACATCCCGGGTGCTGCACACCCCGATCATGGATGTCGAGAAGCTGAAATTCGATCTCGTCAACCAGCTCGAATCAATGGAGCGGGGCGACAAGGTGGTCATTGTGATCGACTCGATCGGGAATCTCGCTTCCAAAAAGGAACTCGAGGACGCGATGAATGAGAAATCGGTCGCCGATATGTCAAGGGCTAAGGCGCTCAAGGGATTGTTCCGGATGGTAACTCCATATCTGTCGATGAAGAATATCCCGTTGCTCGCGGTCAACCACACGTATCAAGAGATTGCCCTGTACCCCAAATCGATCGTCTCCGGTGGCACGGGGATCTACTATTCGGCAGATAATATCTGGATTCTCGGGCGCCAGCAGGACAAGCAGGGCACCGAGATCAAGGGATATCACTTTATTATCAATGTCGAGAAATCCCGGTTCGTCAAGGAGAAATCCCGAATTCCGGTATCTGTGTCGTGGGACGGGGGAATCGAGAGATACTCAGGACTCCTCGACCTTGCGGTCTTGTCGGGCCACGTGTCTAAGCAGTCCGGTGGATGGTACATCCGTGTTGACCCTGAGACGGGTGAAGAGACCTCCCCCAAGCGGCGCGAGAAAGAGACGATGAATGAAGAATTCTGGGAGCCGATCCTGTCGGATGAAAAATTCCAAGAATTCGTCAAGAATCACTACATGATTGGGCACCGATCGATGATCGACGACGATGAATTGCCGGATAATTTCAAATTCGAAGGAGAAGAAGAAGCATGAATTTGACCGACGAAGAACGTCAGGCTTACGAGGAAATCATCGAAGAGATTGGAATCAAGGATTCGGATTTCGAGGTCGTCGACCCGGCTGAGGAGGTAGACACTGAATTAGAAGACCCCATCCACGAAATCCAAATTAAAGCCGACAATTCATACAAGGGGTTGAAAATTCGGTACGGAAAGATTACAATAACCCCTGAGGGCGATGAAGATGGCTCTGCGACGATGTCTTTTGATTACGAGGTGACTAACGTCGATGACGATGAAAAGGCCAAGTTAGAGAAAGACGGAGAATTCACTAACTTTGCTGGTCGTCTTCTACACTATATAGTTGTTCAGTCCTTCAGGACAGGGGAGTATCGAATTGGCGGAAACGATAGCGACAATCCAAACGACGATTCTGCGTAATCTGCTTCACAATGAAGCATACACTCGCAAGGTCGTCCCTTTCCTCAAAAAGGAGTATTTTGAGGGGTCACATCGCGTAGTCTTCAATGAGATCACGAACTTTGTGGCCAAGTACAACAAACTCCCGACATCCGAGGCCCTTGAAGTCGAGTTGTCAGAGTCGGAAGACGGGTTTTCGGGGGAAGATGAGGCGCAAGCTTACTCGCTGCTCAAGGATCTGAAATCGCCCGGGGAGGAGGTATCGGAAGATTGGCTCCTTGACCACACAGAGAAATGGTGCCAAGATCGGGCTATATATCTCGCGATCATGGACTCGATCAACATCATTGACGGGAAGCATCAAGAGCTGACTAAGAATGCATTGCCTGAGTTGTTGCAGAATGCACTGTCTGTGACCTTCGATGCAAATGTCGGGCATGATTACATCAACGATGCCGACTCTCGGTATGATTTCTACCATCGGACAGAAGAGAAGATTCCCTTCGATCTCGAGTACATGAACAAGATCACCAACAATGGGATTCCCAAGAAGTCGCTGTCCGTAATTCTGGCCTCAACCGGCGCCGGCAAGTCACTGTTTATGTGCCATCAAGCGGCGTCGACACTCATGCAAGGCAAGAATGTCCTGTACATCACGCTCGAGATGTCTGAAGAGAAGATAGCCGAGCGAATTGATGCGAACTTGATGAACATCCCGATTGATCAGATTGCGAATTTACCTCGCGAAATGTATGAAAAGAAGATCGAGAACATCGCCAAGAAGAATGCCGGGAAGTTGATCATCAAGGAGTACCCGACATCATCGGCGCACACCGGGCATTTCCGGGCTCTGCTCAACGAGCTCAAGCTTAAACGAAATTTTGTCCCTGACATTGTATTCGCCGATTATCTTAACATCTGCGCGTCATCGCGGATGAAGGGGATCGGAGGGGCGGTCAATTCATACACCCTGATCAAATCCATCGCCGAAGAGATTCGAGGCCTTGCGGTAGAATTCGATGTCCCGGTGGTGACTGCCACACAGACCAACCGAGATGGTTTCGATAATTCGGACGTGGATCTGAACAACACTTCCGAATCTTGGGGTGTCCCGGCTACCGCGGACTTGATGTTTGCGATGATCTCGAATGATGAGCTCGACAAGCTCGGTCAGATCATGATCAAACAGCTCAAAAACCGGTATTCTGACCCAACAAAGAACAAACGGTTTGTCCTCGGGATTGATCGTCTCAAGATGAAATTGTTCGATGCCGAAGAATCAGCACAGACCTTGATTGGGGATGGCCCGCAGGTCCACGATTCCAGTGAACAAACCACTCGATTCGGAGCCCGTGATTTCTCGGGTCTTAAGGTGGAATAAGGAGTGAGGTAGAGATGAATGACGATCGTCCAGAGACCGAGGATTTAGAAAGTCTCCGCCAGATGCATCAGCAATTACAGGAACAATATCGAGAGGCATGGAAACAAGACGACGATGAAGACTGCGCGATAATTGAAATCCAGCTCTTGAATATCCAACAACAAATCAGCAAGTTAGAGGCAACACGCACGTCATGAATGTAAGGCTTATCAGTTACACCCAGCCGACCGAGGAATTCGCCCGCGAGTGGGAGAACAACCCGGATCTCCTCGATTTGGTCTCATATTGTGCCCGGGTGTCGAACCCGTCGAATCAGATGAATGAGCAGACGGCCGAGAAGCTCGTACGCTTCCTTGCTCGCCATGGGCATTGGTCCCCGTTTGAGATGGTGAATGTGGTACTCGAGATCAACACGACCCGTGACATCGCGCACCAGATCGTGCGTCACCGTTCATTCTCGTTCCAAGAGTTCTCCCAGCGGTATGCTAATCCGACGCAGGATCTCGATTTCGTGCTCCGAGAAGCACGTTTGCAGGACACAAAGAATCGGCAGAACTCGATCGAACTCGAGGATGATCCGGGCGGTAGGACTATGGAACAAACGTGGTATCAGAAGCAAAAGAAGGTCAAGGACGCTGCGATTTCCGCATATTCGTGGGCCATCGAACAGGGGATTGCCAAAGAACAAGCCCGTGCCGTGTTACCTGAAGGAATGACGACATCGCGTCTGTATATGAACGGGACTCTTCGTTCGTGGATTCATTACATCCAACTGCGCTCAGGCAACGGCACCCAGAAGGAACACGCCGAAATCGCTCGAGAATGTGCGTGTGTGGTCGCATCCATTTTCCCGATGATTGGTGAATATCTGGCTGATAAATAATTTATGTACTAGTCATACTCGGAGTGTCACGGGAGCATGGAGACCTTTAAAAATTTCATCGAGCTCGATGAAGCGCTGATCACATTCGGTAGGAAAGCATACCCTAATTTTGGGAATGTGGTTATTCTGGCCGGGGGTGCCGGCTCAGGGAAGGGCTTCGTGCTCTCGAATCTCCTCGGGATCGAGGGGAAGGTGATGGACGTCGATGCTCTCAAGACGTTAGCGCTAAAATCCGATCTTATTGCCCGGAGAGTCAGGGCAGAGATGGGCATCGATCTCAAGTCGCTTGACCTTCAGAGTCCCGAGAATGTGAGTCGTTTGCACGAGATTTTGGCTGATGTGTACGGACTCGTCAAAGCCAATCAGCAAAGGGTATTCTCCGCTGCGCTCGCCGCACCCTCTAATCGGAAACCGAATTTGATATTCGATGTCACGCTCAAGGACATGTCGAAGCTCGAGTCTATCACCCGCAATGCCCGGAATCTCGGATATGAGACCGAGAACATCCACTTGGTGTGGGTACTCAATGATATCGAAATGGCTCGGGCCCAGAATCTCGAGCGTGAACGTGTGGTCCCTGACGAAATCCTCCTCGCTACCCACGAGGGCGCTTCGATCACTATGGCCCGGATCATGAAGCTGGGTGAAGGATTGAAGAGATATATGGATGGTGACATCTATATTGTATTCAACAAACGCGGTTCCGACACGACGATGATCGACTCGCCCAGAGGCGGCGGGTACATCCTGAAGTCAAATTATCTGCAAATCAAGAAGAAAGGCTCCAAAGTGATGAGGCCCACCGAGC